GGCGCGCAAGAACGTGGCACATCCGAGATAATTATTACGGAGATTGCAGGCTAATGGCTTCTAAATTAAAAACAGACATCCTTGAAACAGTATCAGGCTCTGGCACGATTGCATTGACCAACCAGTTGAGCGGTATGACTATGGCTAGTGTACCCAGTGGCTCAGTGATTCAAGTAGTTAGTGCCACGGTTGCAACAGCAACCAGTACGACTTCTACATCTTTTGTCAATACCCCACTAACAGCATCAATTACACCAACATCTACCTCTAGTAAGATTTTAATAACGGCTACCACTCCTACATTTACAGGAAGCAATGGCACATATGCCGCAAGATATACGATATTTAGAGGAACTGTGTCTGGAGTAAATCTTGGCCATCCTAATTTTGGATTTTGTAACTTGTACAACAACGATGCTCAAGCAATGCAGGTGGTGACAACTATGTCTATTCTTGATTCTCCAAATACAACCAGTTCTCAAACATACACAGTTGCTATGCTTTCCGAGGGAAATAATGCTATCGCTGCTGTTATGTCTTCTGGCGTAAAAGCCACAATCACACTAATGGAAATAAAAGGATAACATCACATGACAGATAAAGTCGCAGCACTACAAGCACTAACTCCAGCAGCCCAATGGGTCTTACGTGGAGACGAATTAGAATGGCTTGACGAAGTACAAACACAACCAACAGACGCAGCAATCGCAGCTAAGATTGTTGAACTACAAGCAGCCCATGACGCAGCAGCATACGCCCGTAGTCGCCAAGAAGCCTACCCAAGTATCCAAGATTGCATCCATGCTCTCCTTGATGGTGGAGCTACGTTGACTGACCTACAGGCTTTGCGTACAGCCGTGAAAGCAGCCAATCCAAAGCCATAATAGGAGTAGATTATGACAACTACTATTACAGGTGCTACTGGCATTGATAACATTAGGGCAGCTACGGGTGCGGTATTGCAGGTTGTTGAAGGCTCAAGCACATCACAATTCTCAAGCACATCACAATCTTGGTCTGATATAGGTTTAAGCGTATCAATAACCCCTACGTCAACATCTTCAAAAATTAAAGTAGAGTATTCACTACAAAATATATATTTATTAGCTGCTAATAATGGGGCCTCTTTTCGTATTGTAAGAGATTCAACTCCATTATTTACACCTGCCGATAACTATATGCTCTACACCGCTGCTGCGAATATCTACACCAGCTTGAGTGATGTTGACGTAGACTCTCCTGCAACAACTTCAGCAGTAACTTACAAGATACAGATGGCTGTCTACAACACTAATGGGTTAATTAAAATCAGTGAGCTTGGCAGGTTTCAAAAGACAATTATAGTAACGGAGATTGCAGGATGAGCAAGGCAAGAGACTCAATAGAAGATTTAAAAACCATTGACGCTAATCTAGCTGCTAAGGCTCCTTTGGCTAGTCCAGTATTCACAGGCAACGTAGGTATTGGTGTAACGCCAGAGAGTGATTGGGCAAGTGCTTTTGAAGTCATGCAGATTGGACAGGCTGGTGTAGTTTGGGCTAACAACAACGACAACTCTACCCGACTAGGCATGAACGTCAAATATGATGGTGCTTATAAACGTATAAATAGTAACAAGGCAGCTAATTTTACATTAGACAGTTCAGGTAGTTTTGTCTTTGATGTAGCAGCAACAGGAGCAGCAGACTCAGCGATAAGCTGGACTACTGCTATGACTATTACCAATTCTGGTAATACAGTTATGAGTTCAGATGGAACTGGTAATCATAATAAGTGGGATTTTAATGGTGGTTATGGCGCAAACTCCAATATAGCGGTAGCGGGTAATTCAACTAGATTATCTCTTCTAGCGGCTGGCTCGCAGATAGGTGCAATTTTTTGTTCCGCCACAGGTACACTATTCAACACTACCTCAGACTACCGCTTAAAGACTGACGTTCAACCTATGGCGGGAGCAACGGATAGGGTTAAATTGCTCAAGCCTTGCAACTTTGAGTGGATTAGCACGGGCGAACGGATAGATGGTTTCCTAGCACATGAAGCACAAGAGATAGTACCAGAAGCAGTATCAGGCACTAAAGATGCCATGATGGATGAAGAGTATGAAGTCACTCCAGCTACCGACACAGAAGCAGCAGTCATGGGGACACGCTCTGTGCCTGACCTACAAGGCATTGACCAAAGCAAATTGGTTCCACTATTAACCGCAACGATACAAGAGTTAATCGCTCGTATTGAAGCACTGGAAGCATAGGAGAGTAACTATGCCACAAGGCAAAGGAACATACGGCTCTACGAAAGGCCGTCCACCAGCAAAACCTACCAAGAAACCAAAGAAGAAGTAGATGTGGTCTAGCCCAACAGGGCTACCCCTAGTACACCAAAGCACTTCCCTTCTCCCAGAGGGGAAGGCTCTAATCATAGAGCCAGTGGTGGCCCAACGCCCCATCGAATATCTAGTAGTACAACCATCAACTAAACCTTACGAAACCCTAGAATATAGCAGGAGGTTATGGCTATGTTAGCGGAAATCGCCCTTGCCAATAGTCTGTATAAGGTGGTCTCGACAGCGTTCAAAAATGGCAAGTCCATATACGATATGGGTAGCTCACTTACCGACTATTTCTCAGCGACACATGAAGTTCAGAAAAAAGCTGGGGACAGTGGTAGTAAAGGCACAGCCTTAGAATGTTGGCAATTCCAAGAGCAGCAAAGAATCCAAAGAGCCAATCTTGAGTGGCATATGAAAAAGAGCCGACTTGGTGGTTGGACTGATTTTGTTCGATTCGAGGCAAATTGGCATAGACAACGCAAAGAAGAAGAGTTGGCTTTGAGAAATAAGAAAGCTAGGCAAGCCGCCAAGTTACAGAAAGACTTACAGTTAGCAATCAACATTGGTGTCTGCATGATACTTGCTATGGGCTTACTGTTCGGAATCGCAATCTACTATAGAGGTTAATACTCATGTCCCACATGACGGACTATGATGCAGGACGCTTAGTGACCCTAGTAGAAACACTGGGCACTCAAGTCGAAACATTAAATGAAATAACAGTCACACTATCCAACCGCATTAACGACCTAGAGAAACAACTTGTTAAAGGTAAGGGATTCCTTGCTGGAGCCATGCTTCTTTCAATTGGTCTTGGTGGTGTTGGTACTTCAGTCCTGTCCAGATGGATGGGTACTTAACATGCCAGGATTTTATATATGTCATCTCTAAACCCCCTTGCAGGAATTGCAGGAAGTGTAATGAATGGCCTTGATGACCTGTTCACCTCAGATGAAGAGAAAGCAAATGCTGCTCTAAAGGTTGAACAACTTCTCCAGAAACCACACATACTGCAAGCAATGGCGAATATAGAAAGTGCCAAGCATAAGTCGGTGTGGGTGGCTGGTTGGCGTCCAGCTATCGGTTGGGTATGTGCAGTTGGTCTTGGTTACCAATTCCTTATCCTTCCATTTGCTGGACTCATCAATGCTTACTTTGCACTACCAGCAGAACTCCCTTCTATTCAATCAGCAGAACTCACAACACTCGTAATGTCCCTCTTAGGTCTAGGCGGTTTACGCTCCTATGAGAAAACAAAAGGACTAACTAAATGAGTAATACCAAACTAGAAGCAATCATGGCGGACTTACACCAAGAGTTAGCCAATCAATTATTAACAGAGGTCCAATCAGGTGAAACATCTGCAAGTATCCTCAACGTGGCCCGTCAATTTCTAAAAGACAATGGTGTTGATGGAGTACCTACGCAAGGCAACCCCTTGGACAATCTTATTCACGCTCTTCCAGATTTTAATGAAGACGAACTCCCACTTAACCACTAGGTAACGCATGGCTACACCCGTAGTGAACGACCCTATCAAGAAAGACTTCCGAAAGTTTCTATACATAGTATGGAAGACTCTTAATCTACCAGACCCCACACCCATCCAGTACGACATGGGGAACTATCTCCAAGTAGGACCTAGACGTTGTGTCATTGAAGCTTTCCGTGGCATAGGTAAGTCATGGATAACCTCTGCGTATGTGGTGTGGTTACTTTACTGTGACCCTCAACATAAGATATTAGTTGTGTCTGCATCCAAAGAACGTGCTGATGCCTTCTCTACGTTTACCAAAAGACTTATCAATGAGATTGAACTGCTAGCTCACCTTAGAACAAAGAATGGGCAACGTGATTCTGTCATTGCATTTGATGTTGGACCTTCCATGCCTGACCACTCTCCCTCGGTTAAGTCCGTGGGTATCTCAGGTCAGCTTACAGGGTCCCGTGCCAACACTATCATTGCTGATGACGTGGAAGTTACAAACAACTCTGCCACTCAGACTATGAGAGACAAACTATCAGAGGCAATCAAAGAGTTTGATGCTGTATTAAAGCCTAATGGTCGTGTTATTTACCTAGGTACACCACAGACTGAGATGTCTATATACAACCTACTGCCAGAACGTGGCTATGAGATTCGTATATGGCCTTCTCGCTACCCTACAGACAAACAATCAGCAATGTATCAGGGTAGATTAGCACCCTTTATAGAGCTTAATAGAGCCTCTCAAGAGGGGTTACCAACAGAGCCAGATAGATTTACCAAGGTAGACCTTATGGAGCGTGAAGCATCCTATGGTAAAGCTGGTTTTGCCCTACAGTTTATGCTGGATACAACACTAGCAGACGCTGATAAGTACCCTCTTAAGCTATCAGATTTGATGGTGACTGCGTTGAACCCAAGGAAAGGTTGGACAGACCTAGCATGGGCTTCAGGTCCCTCACAGATAGTAGAGAATGTGCCTATCGTTGGGTTCACTGGTGACAAGTTCTATAGACCCATGTGGATGTCTGACGACATGCTGGACTTCACAGGCTCAGTGCTTGCCATTGACCCATCTGGTCGAGGTAAAGATGAGACTGCTTACGCTGTTGTGAAGATGCTTAATGGTTATCTATATGTCACTCGCATAGGTGGCTTTACGGGTGGTTACTCGGACAAAACTTTAACCAGTTTGTCCACAGTGGCTAAACAAGAGTCCGTGAACATGGTGATTGTGGAGAGTAACTTTGGTGATGGTATGTATGTGAAGCTACTTACACCTATCCTTAATAGAATCCACAAGGTATCTATAGAAGAAGTCCGTCACTCCACTCAGAAAGAGATGAGGATGATAGACACCCTTGAACCTGTGATGATGCAACACCGATTGATAGTCGATGAGAAGCTCATTAAGGAAGACTACGACAGCGCACCAGAACCTTCTTATAGTTTGTTCTACCAGATGACTCGATTGACTAGAGACAGAGGAGCAATCATCCATGATGACCGCTTAGATGCTCTAAGTATGGCTGTCGCTTACTGGACAGAACAGATGGATGCTGACAGTGAATCTTTAGCTACACTGCAAAAAGCAGAAGAATTTACTAGAGGATTAGAGAGGTTCATGGACCATGCTGTAGGACAAAAACCTAAAGGAATTACTTGGATGTAGCAAAGGTTGCACTAAGGGGGAACCCCTGAGATAGGACTATGAGATGTGATGTTGTGTGATGGAACTAATAGTCCTAACTACAACACCATATCTCTAAGATTCCTTCTATTGGATGTCTATTGGTTATCCTTTATGTGGGGCTATTGGATTGTCCTTTGGTTATTCCCAACTTTTGTTTTGGCGAAAAACTATGAGAGGGTGATTACGTATCGGGGCAGGCGGAAACCCCCCTCTTACCTATCAGAATCTTGAGAGGACCTAAGCCAATGTCCTAGGGATTGTCAAAGGGTCCATTGCAGGGCCTGCAGGGCCTCATTTAAAAAGAGGATAGCAGCCTCTAATAGTTCTTTTGATGGTCCGATTGATAGCTTTAAGGTGGTCCGATTGTTTTCCCTATCAATGGCTAAACTATCGTTTTTGATTTTCCTATTGACCAACCTATTGACCAACCTATTGACCAACCTATTGACCAACCTTATATAGGTAAACTAAATGAACTGTATTAAATACTATAACTAGATAGTTGTTGTTACTTAAATAGTTGTTGTTACTTAAATAGTTGTTGTACTGAATCTATTATTCCTATAAGCTGTTTTTATTTTTCTTTTAAAGGAGCAAGACCAAATGATTATTAAGACTTTCGGAATCGAACAGAACTATAACCTTCAAATGCCACTATCTACCGGTACAGTAACAACACCATACGATAGCCGCATGATTGAACAGCGCGATGAATTGCAGGCCTTGATTGTGACTAGGACCAAACGCAAGCTTAAAGCTCGCTCTAAGATAATCAGGACTAACCAACCTGTACAACAAAC